TGGACCTGCGTCGGGCTGAGCCAGAGGGACAGCTCCCAGCCGATACATACCCGTGGCACGACGCCAATGAGGAGTGGCAAGACGGGTTCAAGCGCAGCGAGGATCGCAGGCACATCCGCCGGATCGAAGTCCTTCGAACAGAGCATCGGGCACGGGTAGAAACCATCCGCAATCAGCTCGTGGCACGTTGCTAAGAATTGTGCCGGCGTTCGACCGAAGGCTCGATCGTCTGGCCAACTAAGGAGAACATCCGGATATCTCATCGCGTTTTTTGAAATCCTGGTTTCAATGGCAGAAAGCCAGCACGCCTTCGCTGCTGACGCGCGGCTTCGTGAAGGCGATGGCATGTCTTACACACGCGCGATGTCCTGTATATTCGTACATTGCCACTCTCCGGCGACAGAGAATGCCCTTGAGGGCAAACGATCTTCCGCGCGTGAATAGCAGCGAAACTCATTCCTCGACGCTTATTCTCAGCCAACGTCACTGGTTCGAGATGATCCGGGTTGACACAACATCTCGTGCGGCACCGATGATCGAGAGTGAGCCCTTTCGGAATCGATCCTACGAAGGCTTCGTAGGACACTCGATACGCTTTGCCGTTGTGACCGTGGCGATGCGTGAGTTGGCCATAGCCGTGATTGTCGAGACCAGCCGTCCAGAGCCAACAGCCAGTGTTGGGCTCCGGGAGCGAACGATCGCGGATGATCTCTTGAATAGTCACGTCGTTTCGCCTTTCCATGCGACCCGGATCTTCGCACGATCGACATCGTTATAACGAGGATAGAGCCAAGAGAGCACCAATGACGGATTAGTAGCTCCACCTGGTACTGGTGGCAATCCCAGTATACGTACCCCACACATGTTTCCCTTCCAGACACGCGGAGCCGCCTGGAAGGCCGGTTCAAAAGGGCGTAGCGCGACCAGCGCGACTGTGAGAGTCTGATCGCCTGAAGTCACTATGAGTGCGTCGCCCTTGATATGCTGTTGGTAACCATCTTTCAGTACAAAGAGCGTGACGCGATCCCCGATATGGACCGCCCCCAGCATGGCAACGTCCGCATAGCCTTCGCCGTCAGTCGAGCGCAAGAAACTCTGGCCCGTAATTTCGTCGTTTGCACCAACAAGCGCACCCTGAATGGGCTGGCCTGTTATGGAGTCGGTAATGGTCACCTTGAAAGTCATGGCTGCACCTGCCGCACACCCATCCGTGTGCCCAACGCGGAAAGCGAACGTCGGTGCTTCGCCGTACCACTCGCTGCGGCTGCTCCTGGCACGTAAACTCTCAGCGGGGTAAACGCCGCGAATGGATCACGATGGATTTGCGCCATAAGCGACGGCGCGATGAATCGGTCGTAAATATAAAGGAAAGAGACCTGTCCGTATAAAAACTCTGCGGTGTGTCCACCGATGGTGTTGGTTGCCACGAGTTTAGCGTTAACAGCAGATACGACCCCGATGTCGTCTACGCCGTCGAACATATAGGATAGGACATCATTCTTCCATGTCACGCTGACGACGTGCGGAAGATTGAACTCCGCACTTGTGAGCGTATGACCTGCACCAAATGGGTAGTAGATGATTTGACCGCTCGGGTTAACGTACAAGCCGTCATTCGCACCAGCTCCCCATAACGTCTGCCAACTAGCAGTATTACCGATTGCGCACCCCATCACAATGGAAAACGAGCCTTCGCCTGCCGTACGAGCAAACACGGCTTTGTCAAAGTTGCCGATGTCTTCCGCGCCACTGAACAGTACTGAACAGCCATGAATCGTGTTCGACCAGCCAGTCGCTATCGCAGTTCCAAACCACTGCAGATTCGCTTCACCAGTACGGAAAAAGCCGTGCATGCTTGTCACACAGTCTGTGATCATGCGTCCAGCACGCTCGTTGAAAAGAAATGCATGACGTAGACCAAAAGTGAAGGGATGGCCCTCCCTCGGTCGCGCACCTGCCAGTGGCTTGGTCGTCATCCAAGCGAATCCGCAGTATTCATCACGGCCTCAATCGCACACGCTTGCCCTGTTCCAGAGAAGTCCGCCACGAGACGAATACGTCCAATCGCACTCAAATCCAACGACGCCGAATACATTTCAGCTTGGTCGTACAACGTCGAACCTGTCTGAGCATTCACCAGATTATCTTCGATCGTGACGGACACATTCGTGCTGACAGCGATGATCCGTCCCCACTCCGAATTAGCAATAGTGCTATTGTCAATATAAATCATATCGCCAACAGTCAGATTGGTCGTCGAGGCTACTGTGATCACATTCGTACCACTACCAACTGTGCCGCTCACCGCTTCTGATTCCGCCGCCGCGATAAGTGACTGAAACTCCACCAGCGGAAACCAAAATCCATCGCCAGACGATTTGGTCGAACCTTCAACTCGGATCTTCGCACCAGTCGTCAGCACTGATGCTGTGCGCCGCCCAAAGTGCATCCCAATAAAGGCCGCATACTTCGTCGAGACATCAATCGCACTGCCAAGCACCACCGTATTTGAGGCGACCGATTGCAGTGTGAGGAGTGAGGAGCCAACTGTCTTTGACCAAACTGTGGCCATAACTTACACCGTGACCTTTTGCCCAATCTCCAACGCACTGACCGCAGCGACTAACCAATCCGCACTCGTGGCCGGATTCTTGGTCACTGGCGTCTGCTGGGTCACATACGTGCTGCCCAGATACTGATCACCCTGCGGATAGTTGGTGCCAGCACTCCGCACGACATGCGCTAGTGCTCTTGTCCCACCTTCAGACTTCTTCGCGACAGTCACGAGCTGAAGACAACTTACAGGATCAGTCACACGCACTGGTGCGCCGACCAGTGTATAGAGGTCGGTGAACCCCACTGTCGCCGCTGCCACCGTCGTGGTATCGTCATCTGGAACAGTATCATCCACACAGCTCGCATTCGTTGCCCCGGTATTACGCGTCCATTGCGTGCTACTCCCATCAGCAAGCACTGAGACCACTTCGCCGATCTGATCGCCCAGAAACGTTGTTCGCCCATCGCCAGCGACATCATCAGAAATGATGAAATCATCGAAGTCGCACACGTCGCCGCCAAAATACCCAATAACGATCTCATCCACTTCTGTCGTCGCACACGTCGCGTTATAAGTATTGAGTCCAGTCAGTGTCAGCACCACTGCGCCGTTCACATACAGCGTGGCGGTACCAGTAGAAGCGTGTACTTTCACCGCGCAGCCAACATGCACCCAAGCATTCGGTGTCACCAGCCCAGCTGGTGTCGTACCAAGCACAGTCGCTGTGATAATAGTGAGTGCACCGGTATTGGTGGTTTCCTTCCTCACCGATAACGAGCCGTTATCATTCAGCGAAATCACCACATGCTGCCGCTGATACACACTGTTCCAGAACGCGATCAACCCTTGTGTTGTAAGCACTGTAGGACGAATCGCAAAGTGAACAAAGTGCGTGGCCGTACTCAACGTAATCCCACGCCCAACAAGCCCATTACCATTGGTACAGCGTAATGATTGACTGCCACCGCGACCATTCCCTGCGCTAATTTCAACACCATTGCCAGGAAGCGACGGCTGACCCACCCGCTGATAGCGGCGGCTTAATTGCGCCGTGACATAACTATCAAAGGTATCACCGAAGAGAAACATCGCAACTACTCCCTGAGAGCCACGCAAAGCACACCAACAACACACCGAGACCAATGATCATGGCGAACACACCGGACGAATATGTTGACATCATCTCCTACACCGCGCTCGGTGTTGGCTTGAGACCACGTGAAATCTCCTCGAACGCTAAGCTATACGTACTATACCCTTTCGATTCATGATAGTGCCGATTGATCTTGCCATCTTCCCACCGCACCAACCACGGCTCCGCATCACTGTACGTCAACGGCACAATCAGAAACGGCAGCCCTCTTCCATACGTCGCTCGGCCCCAGTTCCTGATGTTGTCTGCCGTCGTCTTCCCTTGCAATACATTCCCTCGGAACCAACGTAAGCGCGTCCCGTGGAGGAAGATCGTGGACACACCGACATCGGTTTTATGCTCTACAATGGGATGATCTTCCTGATCATCACTCGACGACATCGTGAACCCATCGATCGACCGCAATTCTGACAGAATCAGAAACTCGCCAATCGAGCAGGATACCACATTCGCGACAGTCACAGCCAGACTCGCATAGCGATACGTTGGAAGCAACGTGCGAAAGTCACCGAAGACATTCACAGGAAACTGGTCGAGCAGATAGGCCGGAGGCACCAGCACATGCGAAAACGCGGGAGATGTCCACACATTCGCCGTGTGCATCTGAAAGAACACACCGGACAATCCAGCCACAAAATTATGATGAATAAGTGCGACGCCTTTCACAAGTGTCGCGACACCAAAATCCCAGACTAATCGAAACGTCGTCCCGACCGTTTTGAATGGATTCGAAGGATCACTATCATAAAGGTACGCGATCTGATAACCACTCGCGACGGTCCCAGTCGTCAGCGTGGGCACCACACGCCCAGCAATATTGTCCTCTGGATGAGTGTAGAGCAGCGAATCGGCCACGTTATGCAGGCCTCTTCAACAGGGCATTCAACCGCGTTTGGTAGCCACGTCGGTTATCCGCCACCTCCTCTAGGATATACGGGATACCCTCTCGATCCAGCATCTCCTTGAAACTCTTCGCATCGAGTGCCGCAATGTTGTTCGTGATATAGAACACAGTCTGTTTCTGTGGCTGTGAAAGTTCTTCTTGTTGCTGTTCAAACTGCCGATTCTGCGGCACGCTCAGCACTCGCTCGCCTGGGGTTAGCATCGCTGGCGCGGTGTCTGTTCCACGTGGAACAAAATTAATGACTCGACCTTGCGCGGCGTAGGCTGGCACAATTCCGCCAACCGCAAAACTCGTCGGTTCTTCACTTGATGTCGGCTCGATTAACCGAGTCGCGCGCCCAGCTGCAACAGAGATCGGCTCGACCTGCTTCGTCACACGTCCCACCGCCAAAGCCGCATTATCCGCCTCATGCCTCCATATTTGCCACTCCTTTGCTCCATCGTTGACATACTCATTCGTTCCAATCAGCGCCTTCTGTGCTTTTGATGCCGCCTTTTCAGCCTCTTGCGTCCATGTTCTCCATTCATCAGATCCATCGTTGACATACTCATTCGTTCCAACTACTGCTTTCTGCGCCTTCGAAGCAGCTTTTTCAGCTTCCAGCACCCACGTACGCCACTCATCAGATCCATCATTAATATACTCTCCCGTCCTAGCAATCACACTATCAGCCTGAGCAATCTTTCTTTGCAACGTCTCCACATCAAAGGCATCAGGGATACTCCCTAATTCACCTTTCACAGCCTTCACCGTCTTAATAAGTGATGCGGTATCAACGGCATGAAAAGCATCCGTCACTCCAGTCGGAGTCGTGACAGCAGCGCGAGCCATCTCCTGAATGGCCGACACACTGTGCGCCGATGTATTCTGCATGGCCGTTGCAGCACCTACAGCCGTGTTGTGCATCGTCACCAAGCTATCCGTAGCAGTCTTACTAGCCGTCACAAACAATTTCTCAAATGTCGTCGTTCCAGTTACAGCATGCGAAAGATCAATCGTGGGTAAGTGAATCTGGTTAACAGCATTATGTAAAACTGTTTCCAATCCTTTCACTTGAACAGCTATCTTAGAGGTATCCAGTTCCGGAGTTGATACAACAAAAGCCTTCCCAGGCGAAGGAACTAGCCTCGCTGATTGTTGCTGTGTATCATATTGTCGAGTCTGTGCAAGGCTCAGCACTCTCTCGCCAGGTGTCAGCATCGCCGGAACCGTATCTGTACCGTGTGGGACAAAGGGAATGACACGCCCACGCTGCGCGTAGACCGGTACAATTCCACCAACAGCCTCACTTATCGGTTCCTCCGTCCGAGCGTGTGGCGGTGCAGGGACTTCATCAGAGGTGTATCGTACATGAACATCGTGTGTATCAGGAATCCCATCCAACGCATCTTTCACGCCCTTGGCGCCATGTTGCGCTGCTTCAGGCAACGTAGCACCCAACGACTTCGCGATCGCTGTCAGAATGTCGTTGGTCGTGCTCAACGCATCAATCATCTGTTGTTGTGGACCTTTGAACTTCTCGCCCACGATCCCTTGCGCGATCGCTTCATCCACTAATTTCTGCGTATTATCATCCAACACCTCCCCAGTCTGTTGTTGGATTTCCCAAATCTGCTGGAGTTGCGGTGCCATCAGCCGATTGATCGCATTGCTATCCTTCCCTTGTGCAATCAACTCATCATGGGTATGAGCAATTTGTGATGCTAACCCTTCGAACATACTCTGCGTCAAAAGCCCTGAGTTCTGTAGTCCAGTTAGCGCTTGGCCATAACTAGCTACACTCTTTAACGCTGGACCAGCTATCGCATCACTCGCTATATCGACATATCCCTTCAACTGCGAGAACGCTTCACCTCCATCAAGACCGGTTTGATCCAGTTGCGTTTGCAGAGCTTGGATAGCTGGCGTTGCAGCCTGTAGAGCTGACACAAAATCTAACCCACCACGTTGTAGCTCACCAATACCCGCGATAATTGATCCCGCCATCGCTGAGGCCGTCTCTTGCGACGAAATCTTCACCGCATCAATCAATAGACCAGCCTTACTCAATTTACCAGTGGTCTCATCAAGGTCTTTTCGCAACCCTTCGAGTTGCTGCACATCCTTCGTCTTCTCCATCTGCGCGCGCAGATCAATCTCCTTCTGCTTAAGTTCGTCGTACGATTTCAACGCATCAGTTCCAACGGTCAGCCCTCGTGTCAGCCCGCCAAACACATTCGCCGTAACCTGACCAGAAACGTACTTCGCGATCTCAACTGAGTGTGTGCCGAACTGTTGATCAAGTTTAATAATGTCTACGATCTTTTGACTCAAGACCCCCATCTGACTCGTCGCCGCCGCCGTAAACGTCAGGAAGTTCTTATCGAGCACCGCCATCCCTTGTGATGCGGTCATCGCACCCGTCTGAATCATCGAGAACACATCATGGAACCGATCGGCCATCTGTTTGATGTTCTCTGGATTCAACCCTTTGGCTTCACTAATAACCTTGTCCAGAAGGGAAATCTCAGCTGCTTGTCGACTCCCTCCAACGCTAAATCCACCAAATTTAAAAGATTTACCAAAGTCTGTCGCGGCACTGGCAATTTCTTTCCCAAGGTTCTCAGAGATCTTCGTTCCAAAATCCCGTGATACTTCATCAATCGCTTTAGCCCACGCGGGTTTCCCCATGATGATATCAGCGAGTTTCTCCATCAATGGACCGGCAATCGCTCCGACAATCGGAATGGCTGACGCGATCATCTGTCCGAGTGCACTGCCCATCAACTTCGGAGCTACCTCAGTTAAATGTTTTACCAGTCCTTTACTGAGTTCATTCCCGACCAAGGAACCTGCTGCTTTCATCGCACCCTGTACCCCACCTCCACCGGTAAACGCCTGCTGAATCAGTCCCGGAATGGCCGCGCTGATGGCTGTAAAACTTGTCGTCCACGCGTGCGTATTGCCAGTTGCGGCATCCTGTGCCGCTTGCGCAATTTTGCGGAATTGCTCTCTGGTCGTTGCATAGAACTCCTTTGGATGCGCCGCCATGTACTCATAGATCTTCTTCGACTCATCCGCCATACGCTGAAGCGTGGCATTTGAATTATCAGTAATCGCTTTCAAATACCCAAAGGTATGCCCCTCAACTTGAGTCAGAGACACACCAAGCACACGCGCCATCTCTTCTGATGAGATACCAATCTTGTCCATCCGCTCAACGAGCGCAAGCTGCTCTGTACTGAGCGGGATGAAGTCTTTCGCAGACTGTGTCGTCGCATCTGCTATCACCCTCTCCGCTTCTGTGAACGATGTTCCAATCAACGCACCAGTTGTCGCAATGTCTCGCGCACCAAGCCGCACCGTAGCAAAAACCTCTCCGAGTGGTGGTCCCATTGACTGCGCAAGACCAACCAAGACAAGAGGCATTCCAGCTAAACTCTTCGCGACCGCCGCAGCGCCTTCCTGTCCTGTTTGCCGGAAATCATCGACCCGCGTGCTCGTCTCCTTTAACTTATCCTGATAGAGCTTTAGTCCCGCTACGGATACACCAAGGATGGCGGCGACGTTCTGCTCAGTGTACCCGCGACTCTTCAGTACTTCGATATACTCAAGCGAGACGCCTTTAAGCCCAAGGATACTCGCATCTTGGTCGGCAAGTTGTGCACGCATCTGCACTCCTGCCGTATAGACTCTAAGCTGCTCAGATGTTAATCGTTTATGATGCTCAATCAAGATATCAAGTTGCTTAATAACCAATTCCTGTACGTCGTAGTTTCCTTTTTGTTGCGTTGTGAGACGATTAAACGCATCAATGATGACAGATGTCGCCTCTCCAGATCCACTAAGCGTCTTCAGTAGTTCCTTAACCTTCTTCTCGTGCTCTTCTATCGCCTTTCCATTATCAATAAACCCTTTCGTTCCGCGCTTCACTTCCTCAGTAAGATCCACTTCGCCACCAGCGACAGCGCCAACTACTTTGCCAACCCGTTCCTGCGCGAGCTGTAAAGCCGTCAATCCCTTCGTACGTTCACGTTCTGCCGCTGCAGCATGTTCCCCAGCGATCTGAGCATCGATCTCTTTTTGAGACCAGCCTTGTAAGACAAGGCCAAGATTCTCAAAGTAATCACTCACCATCTGTAACTGCCCGATCTTATACGCAGCGAAGATACCTGCGATAGCAATGGCGATAAGATTGATCGGCCCAAGCGCACCAGTCATCGCAATCCCTAGACCTTCAGCCTCTCCAGCGAGAAGAGTCATCACCCCTTCGTACGCTACAGTCGCAACATTCGCAGCCCACGTTGCCAGTTCAATCGCAATCAACTCGGCCTTATAGGCAATAAAGCCAGCAACGACCACCTCGATCGCATCACGCCATGACCAGAAGAACTTCACCAGATCCTTAATACCATCAGCTAGCTTGACAACATACGGCACAATCTCCGATACCCCACGTGCAAACGCATTGATCCCACTCAAGATCAACTCGCCAAACGTCTTACTAGCCGTGCCAAATGCCGTGGACAATGCGTCAGACACATCCTTCAACGCCTGATTCACATCTGCCGATGACGCGACAGACATCGCCATCGACTTCATCCATTCCTCAACAGCAACACGCCCTTGTAAGATGCGCTCTTTAAACGACACCTCCGAGACACCAAGACGCTCCACATACGCGCGTGTCGCGTCAAGAATCGCAATCCGCTTGCCTTCGAGCTTTCCCGCTTCATTCAATTCACTCGCCGTCGTGTGAATCGATTTTGCAAACTCCTCCTCTCCCTTCTTTAAGTCAATCAAACCAATCTGTTGCTGGAGACCACGTACACGGCCAGTCGTCAGTGCCCCACTGAGTGTTTCCAACCCACTTGCCGCATCAGTCCCTGTCGCTTTTCCTAGGGCACGTGCCGCCTCCCCCATCAACGTGGCTTGCTCCGCGGACAATTTCATCCCAGTCGAGAGCAATCGTGTCGTCGATTGCATCAAATCCATCTCACTAACGGTGCCCTTCACCCCTTCAGTGAGCGCTCCACGGAGTACATCGCCTGTTGTCCCAGCACTTTGTGCCAACCGATCGAATGCCTCCTGTATACCAATAAGAGTGGACCCTTTCTCGCCAAGTCCGACAATCGCCCCACTGATCAAACCAATCGCTGCCGTCGCTGCACCTGCCACAAGCGAGGTCACCCCCATCGCACTAGTAAACTCCTCCGCAAACTTCTTCACCTGCCCCATAGCAAGTGAGAGGCCTTCAGTAAGCTTATCTTCGAGCTCGATCCGACCAGTGAGTGAACCGATATCCATCTTACATATCTAACGCTGGGACGGAGTACGCCATACAGATCGCCATCGCAATCGCCTTCTTCTCTTGCCACGTCTGATGACGCGGTGACTCTTCTTCCTTGAACAGCAGAAAATCCTGAAGCGTATACGCCGTCTGCCCCTTCCCGCGATTCACATTCGCAATCGTGGCAGCAATCAGCGCACTCCGCAGATCGCCACGCACCTCATCAAACGGCTCAAGTTCTGCGTAGATCATCCACTCGTGAAACTGCTTGGCTGTCAGACTGCGAAGCAAGGCATCGACATTCCAGCACCCTAATCGCACGGCTAACTGATAGGCGAAACGACGCCGTGCCGATCGCTTCAGTCTTTTTTTGTCTCGTTGGCATCCTTCACCATCATGCCGTTCAATCGCAGAATCTCCCGCACCAGTCGCTCAGTCACCTTATGACTTTTCTTGCGAAGGACTGCAATGTGCGTATCGTTCGCAATACGCTTGCCTTCCGAGTCCACTAGGCTCTTGGTGATGAGACGGAGACCTGCAGTGCGCTTCGCCTCACCTTCGTTCGCTTCCGACCATTCAATCAGGTCACCCGCTGTCAACGACCCGATGCGAAACACCTCGCCAGTCTTGAACCCAGGTACGAGGGCATACTCCACATCATCAGACAGGGTAATCTCATCCATCGTGAGGATCTTCTCATCCGACATCTATCCCCCTATAAAATTTCAGACTCTGGAACGATTCCAGCATCCCAACCGTCACGGCACGCCAACGGCAAGTCATGTCGTTCAACAAACTGCTGAATCAAATCTAAAACAGGCGGAGTCAACTCTGTCGAACCGATTAGGATTGGCGGGAAGCGTGCAGTCAACCAGCCCATAAAAGCGTACAACGTTTCAGTCTGGTTCCAATCCTGAGCAGTCATTGAAACTTACCTCCTAGATGATCACCACGCCACCAATTGTCATCCCACCAGAGAAGCGAATCGTTACATCGGCAGAGAGTTTTCCGTCAACAGGCGCCTTCGGTGCAATGTGCTGCACCTGCCCGCTCAACACCCACTCCACTGCATCAGGAAACGTAATCTTGTAGCCATCAATCGAATTGTCGATGATCGCTTTGTAGAGACCCGTCAAATGGTCCTGTGTTCCGTTCGTCGGCAGGAAATTCAATGGCGTCGTGAACGCCCCACGACGTAAGACCCCAAGCACATACGCATCAATGTTTTTGTCCTGCGTCGTCGCGTCGAACTCGTTGCGCATCATTTCCGGCGGTGTCACGTCACCGAGTTCGGCGATGGCCTCAAACACTGTCGGCGTCGCCGCCTTGGCTCGTGACACAATCGTTCCGTGTGAGCTAATAGCCAGTGTCATGTTCTCGTCCTCCTATGAAGGGGCTTTTTCTGCGTCAACGTTGATCACCAACAATGCACGTCCGGCGTCATCCAACCCAACATCAGTTGGGCTACTCTGACGAAAGGTAAGACTCACATACCACACCCCACTCAAAGTTACATTATGCAACCCATTCGCACCACCTAACGCGGTATACGCAGCAATGAGCATCGTGCGCGCTGCCAATGGTTGCTTGGCTCGAGCCGAGAGTTGTGCGGACGGTTGTTCAAGTGGCGTCCCGTTCTGCGAGCGCACCGCACCACTCCCCCCCGTTTCAATCAATGAGAGATACGGCCCGTCACCAATCGGGATAATGGCCGAAGAGCCAATAAAGATAGTGGTGCCGAACGTCCCGACGCTCGAAGCCACCAACTGATCTTTCATCTCTGACAGGAACGACATCCATCACGACCGTTGTCGCAGATCCACGCGTTTCGCAATCCGCGCGGCCATATGTTCGCGCGACTCTTCTAGCACGCTCGCAAGATATCGACTTTGTCCAGTCGTGTGATGAAAATCGAGCCGTTCATGCTGCACAATGGCATACGCCTCCGCAGCACCACCATACGAGAGCAAACACGTCACGCGACGACCAGTTCGCTCAGGAGGATGCACCAACCCACTCGCACGGAGTGTCCCTGGCGCAATCCCTTTTGGCATGGAGCGTCCCATCGCTTTAAACTGCGCTTTGGTTGGCGAGACCGGACAGCGTTTTTTCGATTCCGTCATCTCGATCTGTCCTTCGAGATAGATCGCCGAGAGCACGCGGTCAGGAAACTTCGCTGTGAACGCTTTCAGTTTCGCGATCATCTCGCTCGGATTCATCCCTGATGCCATCGAGTCGCTCCTGAATCACACGATCAAATTGTTGTGCAATGAAGGACCACCGGAAGTGAGGCTGTGACACATAGTCAAGGCCACGTTGGCGATAAACCATACGACGCGCGGAGTCGGTATAGAACGTATGAAGTGCTTGCACAAAGCCTTCACGATCTGGCACACCACCCAACACATTCACATACGGCGGGCCAACCACCGTTGAACGACACGAGACCTGCCATGCCACATCCCGCGTCAGTTCACCAAGCGCTGACCACGCCGGCACGATTTGCGGAATCCCACAGGCCATCCCTTCGAAGGTCGAAAATCCATTCCCCTCACCTTGTGTCGTCGTAATCTGGAGATCAAAACAATTGTAGGTGTCGCGCATCTCATGTTCAGGAATGCCATACCAAGCAGACGGCTGCATCAGAATCAATCTGTCGAGCACCCCGTAATATTCAGAGAGTTGTTTGACATCAATCCCAATATCACCAGTCGGCGCGACGTGGAGGTAGAGATAGGCATCTGCGACGTTCTCTCGATGAACCCACTCAGCAAAGTACTGGATCGTCAGGTCAAGCCGCTTCCGCGGTTGATTCCGATTCACATTGCCGACGATAAAGGCGAAGTCTAGCTCACGTGGAAGCCGACGCCCGCGCGCGTCGAGTGTATCCAATGGATAATAAATGTCCAGATCCACACCAAGCGGGATAACCTCCGCCGGTCCAGTGTAGCCACCTTTCCGTGCCTCGTCTAATGCAAAGTGCGTCCAGAAGATCGCGAGCGACACCCTATCTAACCACGGCCCTTGAAAATTCTTGCCGTCTACCGCGACAATCACAATCACCGGAATACGCGCATATTCAGCAAACCTCGCCAATTGTCTCATGTAATGTGGAATGTTCCAGCCATCATTCTGCAAGACAATGACATCAGGCTTACACACATCACACATCCAGATCAAACGTCCCACACCGAGCAGTTCTCCACCAGGCGCTGCCGCATAGATCGGATAGGGATAGGTGTGTGGATCACCACGGTAGTTAATCCCCAACACCGTGACATCAAACGTCGTACACAGCACGTCAAGTACACGATGCGTCACGAGAGCAAATCCACTTGGACACGCCGCATCGCCCACCCAAAGCAATTTCTTTTTCTCTGACATTACATCACACGTAACGCGACAATAATGAGTAAGAAGGCCAATACGATCACGACAAGCACCCACAGCATCCCAGTCAAAAATGACCTCACAAAATGACTAGCCTAGAAAGACCTGCGTCGCGACGGCGTGTGTCGTCCCAGCATCCACAAACCCACTAAGATTGAGAATCGGCCCAGTCGTTCCATCTGGTAATGTCACGCGATCGTTCACACTCACCCCGCTCGGTGCAACAGCTTTCAAACCGGCCACGTCGAGGAACAACACACTGGCACGGCTCACACTCAATTCACCAGAAGTCGAACGCACCTGTTGCTGTTTCAGTTCGACAATCGCGCGCAACGTCGCGGGAGTGGCATAGGTCTTCGTCCCGAAACCATCCTGACTCAAATAGCGCTCAAATGAGACAAGGCCCTGCAAAGGTTTCGTGACTTTATCTGCAATCTTCACAGCACTACGGACAACGTCAAGCAGACTCACAATAGACCTATTCGCATCGGCAAACCTTCAGCAACAAACTCGAATTTTCGTTCAAACTCCTTACGCTCTAACACGCAATGTCGTACCGTACCAGCCCACTCTATCTCGATGCGCAACGGGACATACACGATCATTTCTTCACCAGTTGTATGATGACGACATAAACAATCGAACTCGTACAACTCTCCAACTCCGGTACGACCTTCGGTCTTGCGATATACACCTGTCTGCATATCAACACCTCATAACCCGATCACGTCGAACAGTGCACTGATAGCTGACGTAATGATCTCGTCTGTAAACCACGAGGGGGGCATAAGGTTCAGCACAGTCATTGGCAAGACCTGTGCTGCGATATCTTCCTTGAACGTGACTGCGACACTCCCTGCCTTCACAGACGTAATCCCACCCACAATGATTGGGTTGTCTAACGTGGTATCAGCAGCATTCAATTGTCCAGCAAGTTCACACTCCGCATTTTTCAACATCTGCGGAATGACCGTCGAAGCAATCAAATTCCCGTTCAGGTCATACATGCCGATGCGTGGCCACGCGAGCGCCTGCGTCGTGGTCGCTGGTGCACCGGTCCACGCACGACTGGTATAGAAGTACTTCGTTCCATCCTTCGAGATGCGCAGCGTCCGGCGTGCCACGGACATCAAGTCCAGCACGCGCGTCGCCATAATCAACGCCGCCGTTTGATCCGCCACCGCACTCCACGACGGCACAAGCGGCAGACGATCGGTAAAATAGGCTGCTGCTTCGAGCAGTGTCGCGTAACTATTCGCGTCAGCTGCACCTGGCGTCGCAATGATCACACTCATCTACGCCGCTCCATCATCTTCCTCGTCTTCCTCACTCTTCTCCGCCGCCTCATCTAAGGCCTGTTGAATGTGGTCCTGCATCTCGTCCAGCAGTTCCTCACGCGCATCATTCGGCAACTTCTCAACGAACTTGTCGAACTTCTTGAGCAGTTCCTTCTTCAACTTCGCCGTCGTCTTTTTCTTTTTCTTGTTCGCCACAGTACTCGCCAATCCTTTCATTTCATCCCTTCACGCACACCAGAGAACACCATGAAGAAACCAACCGAGAACCATACCCGTCAGCAATATCTCGACCACGAGCGCAAACAACCAGTCGTTACTGGACACGCGGCATCAGACCCAGCTTCCTAGCCTGTGCTAACTGCACATCCAAACACCCGCGAATCCACTCTTCGGCATCCTCACCATGCTCAATCACTTCGCATAAAGGACAATCACGCTCACGTACATTCGAGCCGCCTCGTAACTCCATGCCACATACTTCTAATGCCACCGATTGAATCTGCCAGTACGCCGCCATCAATGGATCAAACATACGTGGATCATCGGCTTCGGCAAAGTAAGTATCAACCGCGGCATGATCAGACGACGACACAAGTGGCCACAGATCACGGTCCTTCAGCCCTTGCTGCAAGTCCTCCCAATGCAACGCGCACATCTTCATTGAAGCACACGCACGTTATAGTTTGAGCTGACTGGAGTCACGACGACGAGTGCACAGACTTTCACCGTCACCGTATCAGCCGCACTGACGTAAGCCGACCAGTCAGTGCCATCTCCTGGATATGTCACTGGAGTAGCGACGACTGCCATAGCCGTTGTAGCACCCGTGACGGCCGCCGTGCCAGATGCACACGTACCTGCCGTTAACGAGCCGCCACCGATAGCTGATGAGGTACCGCTAAGAATTGGTAACATTGACGCACCGCCAACGGACAACGTTGGCGTGATGTTAGTATTGGTACCAGTGATAACGATATGATCAACCGAGGTGTTCCCTGTATAGGTGCCAGCACGCCAGACGCCATTCGTCGTTGCGCCGTACCCTGCGTATCCTTTCCAATCACCACCAGTTACACCTCCTATTCCTGCTTCACTCGTCCAATTCCCTCCAGTTGTAATTCCTCTGCCACCAGTACTAGTAAAATTTCCTCCACTTGAACCATAGCTTCTTCCACCAGCAATAGAAATACCTCCACCACTTGAACTGTTGCCTTGTCCGCCTGCAATAGAAATACCTCCGCCTGCCTGGCCTCCATCTTGTCCAATAATGTTAAAGCTTTTCGCGCCGACCGGGGAAGGGCTTACGGCAAATGTAATATTCTGCGTCCCATCACCAAATTCTTGAGTAAGCCCATTGTTACTGGTCGAATCATTTGGTCCAGCGAACGACACACCATTCCATGACGACGCTACACTCGTTGCGTTCGCACTTGGTGCATTCGCTCCTAATAACGCATCAGCCATGTTATCAGTGTATGTCAAGCTACAAGTATAATTCAACTGATCCACATACTTGTAGACTGAACCACCGGCAACAGTACGATATAAATTGTAAACGGGTGAGTAAGTACCACTACAACTGAACGGTTGCGTTACCGTGACCTGACCATTCATCGTTGCATCAACGACCGTCACGCTTGCCGTTGCAGTACCTGCCGCAGTTTCATTTCCATCGTTATCGAGCTGCGTAAACTTGTAGGAGTACACGCCATTGGACAGGTTGCCAGCACCGAGCCCGGCCAGCGCTGGTGCGGGTAAGAGCGCAGATGCGTCGATGTTCGGCAGCTTGGACGTGAACGTGTAGGTCTGCGCCGTCTTATTATACGTAAAGGCGCTGCCACCGAACGCACTACCGTCATTGAACTGCACCTGTGTATCACTTCCACTAGGTGCGGTGCTTGCTGCAGTGAATGTTCCATCGCCACGAAGGAATGTCGTAGTATTGCTTGGTAATTTTGGTAGCCAACCATGCTTATTCGCACTAGCATTGTTGGTAGTAATATCGCTCACAGTGATCGTCGCATCTGTAACACTACTACCAACTAATATCCACGTATTAACAGCAGTACAAACATACAGTCCTGCAACCGCAGTTATCTTCACTGCTAAATCACCGACAAGACACACAGCTGGTAATGTCGCTACACTTGGAGCACGAAATCGAACCTGCGCTGAAACTGTTGTGCTAAGATAAAGTACAATCGCAACGCCACTAAACCATTTCACCATGAACTCGTCTTCCCTTAATACGTCGCGGTAAACAGTGTCACAGTACTTCCGTTGTCGCGCACCTTGAGCGTAATCGTTCGACTCGGTGACGTTCCTTCAACTTCGACCCAGACTTGACCATCCACAAGTGTGCTCGGCGTCCCGACTTGAAACCCACTACCACGCACTGGTATTGCACCTATCTCGTAAGTACACGACCAACCGTTCCCAGTACGATTGCGCGTCTCTACAAGGGTACCGTCATTTCTGAAAAGCTGATACCCGTCCACCGTGCGTTGTAAGTACTCGACAGACATGACCCACTCCTGCGAAGTCGTCCCGGCCCGAGTTCACTGCCGATCCCTCGCTTACGCCCTTGCCAGGGAGCCGAGAATGTTCTATGACTTCGTACCAATGCACACTCCGCTGTTTCCGTCGTAGTCACTGCGCACACGCGGTACCTGAATTGCCATGATCAGCCAATACAACGTGAACCCATCGAGCGAGGTCCACGGAATCACCGTTGGCGGTTGCCCGTTGACAATCTCTACAACGTCAGATGTCATCTGCACAAGCGCGCACTGCGTGCCCGTCGCCGCACCAGGCATCCGATCCGCGACACGAATCTGCAACATTCGGCCACCAGCTGTGATCCGCTGCAAACGCTCACGGATGGTATCTGTCGTGTTCGTCTTGAAGTCACCCTCGATCGTGTTCCCAGCGAGCGTACCGACGTAAAGATTGTAAGGGCCAAACTTCTTATCCGCTTGCTCCTTGCCGATCATCGCCAGCACGTCGTTCAATATCGCCGGCCCCGTCGTGCCCACGATGTTCGCCGCCGTCCAATCGACACTCAACGTGTTCGAATTGGCATTCGGCGCATTGAGCAGACCCGGCGCCCCATAACCACCAACCACCAACGCCTGCCCATCGAGGGTCGTCGCCCCGTTGACCGCGGCATCCTCGATACTCTCGTTCACACGGCGCGTCGCCTGTTTGATAAGAGACGTATCGAGAGGCTGTCCCACACGCTCAGACATCTTCAGCGTACGAATCCCGATGCTGAAATCGTCCGTTGTGAGGTAGATCGGCAAACGGTTGTGCGACCGGTCGGAGAGTTGATTCTCTCCACGCGCCGATGGCGACATCGTCCGCTGCGCGGTTCCAACCTTGTTCTCGGTGTCCCATTCAAGCTGCGTCACACTCAACGGGTCAGGCAGACTGTAGGTGAGTCCTTCCGCCATCAGATCGGCAGCGAAGACGAGCCGCTCAAGCCCCACCTCGACCACCGCTTTATCGACTATGACCTGTGCCTTGTCACTCAACGGTGACAGAGCACGCAACCCTGGAATCGACAACTCGCCACTTTCAGCGAGACTGCGCAACAGTGCGCCGGCAATCGGACTCTTCCCATTGCTGGCCGTAAATCGCATGTTCTCGAACATCTCATCCCTCCTTTCAGACGACTTCGACGCGAATGCGCGTCAACACTGTAACTGACACCTTGGTCTCCAATGCCGAGAACAACGCCACACCGGACGCAAGAGCTCGCAGTGTGCCGTCGCCAGCTGACTCTAACGTCTGTCCGAAGACGATGTTCTGTCCACTTGCAATGAACATCAGGAATGACGAGCCTCCTGCCCCAATCGAAGCCTCGACCAGATCGTTCGCGGCATACGTGTCCGCGATACTACCGTTGCTCATCGACTTCTCCGTCGCGACCATCTGGGCAGTTGCCGCCGCTGCGGTTGCATGCTTCCGCAGACGCCACACACCCGTGCTGTTGAACCGTTCCACGAGATGCCCTGGGGTAATAGATTCGCTCGCTGCAAGCGTGTTCTCTTCCGTGCGCGGACCACCCAACCAAATGGTACCTGGCGCGAGTACTGTCACAGCCATGTTGATTCCTCCCTTCAGTTCGTCTTCGCCCGATACGCTTTCAACGCCTCATCACTGTACGGATTCGGCGGATGCGAGAACACGTCGGGTTCACTCGCCGCCGCACGCGGCATACCCCGTCCACTAAAATCAGCCTGCGGCAGATCCAGCTTCGCCACGAGCGCGAGGCGCTCTAACACATCCAACGACTGCTCGGCGAGCTCCTTCTCGGTGTAGGCACTTTGTGCGGTCTTCAGTTTCTCAATGAGGTCGATCTTCCGCGCGGCATCCCGCGCCTGTGTCCGTTCGATAAGCGCCTTGAGCGAGGGGGGCGCCAGCTTCAAAAAATCCTCTTCCGTGAGTGGCTTCGCTTCTGCTCCCTTCATCCCATCATCTCCACCATCTTTCGCACCGTCCTTCGCATCACCCTTCTTCTTCAGCATCATCGCGTGGTCCGCGAGCGCCGTGTCCGCAGTGTGCTTGTCCTTGATGACTTTCTCAGCTTCCGCTTTCGTCGCCGCCGTGCGCAGTCCGCCTTTCACTTGCACGTCCAACGCTTCGAGCCGTGCGTCAGGCATGTGCTCCAGCCACTTCGTATCGTCCGTCATCAGTCCGCTGTCTGTGTGTTCCACGAGCGCCTTGATCGTGGCCGCGCGTTGCTCCTTTGTCATCGTCTCGCCTCCTTGGCATCCACAGTCGTGTCCTCTCTCCAAGAGTTTCATCCCATTGCACTCAGCACCCAGCGCAACGGTATGTCCGTGCATCTCATGCGTCGCATCATGCGCGTTCTGCAACGTCTTCAAATCCTTCGCACTGTTCCGTGCCCCCACTGCAGCACGCAGCGCCTCCATGTAACGCGGATCGGATGCTTCTATCGGCTCAGGCATGAGCAGTTTGTACGTCATGGACAACACATTGCTCAGAGCACTCGTCATCGTATAACACTGCATCTGGATCGCTTCAAGTCGTGCCGCTTCAACCTCCTCTTCGGCGTCTTCATCCTCTGGCGTCTCAGTTGGATTTTCCACTTCATCCGCAATCAGATCGCTCACCAACATGCTGGCTTCCGCATGGCACATCGCCACACTATCAAGGAGTGATTGAATCGCCTTATAGCCAATCAGTTCAGCCGCCTCTTCAGATGCCGCTTCACTAGCCGTATCATCTAACGCTCTTAACCCCAACAATGATTTCACACGAGCACGAAGCGTGCGCTTGTCCATCGGCCGTCCTCCTTTCTTCTGCTGTTCAAATTGTTGCGCGGCACGTTCCGCTTTCCAGAATCCACAGAAGGCATTCGGATCATCAATTGCCCCGTGCTTCTCTTCAATCGCCGGAACAATCGTCTCCATGCAATAGGTAAAGGGATGATCCCCACCACCAGCCAACACACGAGGTGGCACGCCTTGGAGAAGTGCGCGAAACGTCGAGTCCCGTGCTACCGCTGCACGCGGGACACCGCACCCCATATCGATACTGCACGCGCCGCGTCCGTCAGGCAGAAAGGCAAGGTGATCAGGTGCAATCGTCTGCCACTTCGCTTCGAACTTCTTGCCCTTATATTCGCCAGGTTCAGACAGTGTTGTGACAAAAGCCCCCACGGAGACTTCCACCATCTCACCGTGTTGTAAGGCCTCCAGCATCTTCTTTCCACCAACCTGTTCAGCCTTCAACGGATCGATGTAGGCGTCCATTAACAGGCGTTTGTTCTCCACCCGTGCGTTGAAAATCGTGCCGAAGCTTTGCTTCTCAAGCACCGTCGCATCGTTCGCGGAGATCTGTTTCCCGTCACGCATCGGATGGCCCAGCACCAACGGTCGGCCATTCCACGCCTGCGGCATAATGGCGAGCGCTTCCGCACTCACAAATTCTGGGACAGTAGCATTCACGGCATGGATCACGCCTTCGACCAGCGCCACAACCGGCACGACTAGATGTCCACGTCCATTGAACACCTGAAAACGAGTTCGTCCAATGGAGTTCGCCAGCACATGAAAGAGCATTTTAGGCGTCTCCTTTCGGCATCGTATGCATTTCGGCGTTGATCTGATCTAATCCGGCCGTGAGTTGCATCTCCAGTTCTCGCAACCCAGTCGTGAATCGCACATCAAATTCACTGACTTGATGCTGGATAAATTCGATCTGCTCACGAAGCTGCACCAGTAAGAAGACACAAAAGGCACCGAGACAGACATTAGTGGCTATCAGGAACGTGGGAAAGCTCACTATCACTCCTTCGCCGAATATCAACACGCGGCTCCACAAACTTCCCGACTGGCGAATTACTCAGCCCAATGAGGATGAGACACACTAACTGGATAAAATCCTTCCAGGTATCAGAAAGATGGATTAGACCGAGGTGCGTGATGATAATTGTTGAGACCAACGCCAACGTCGTAATGAGTGACTTCACCCGCACGATGAGCGACTGAATGATAACTGGATTTAAGGTCATATCTCACACAACTAAACAGCTGTATCAAACATAAAACCGCGTTGCGCTGTACGCTCAATAGCAAGATCCTGATAACTCAGGTCGATGCCGACCCATCGACGACTGAGACGTTCGGCAACTGCGCCCACCGTACCAGAGCCGATAAAGGGATCGAACACGAGGCCGCCAACCGGAGCGCCAGCGAGAATGCACGGTTCAACGAGCGCCTCGGGAAAAACTGCGAAGTGCGCGCCACGGTTGAACTCAGTATTGATCGTCCAAACACTGCGCTTGTTGCGCTTTCCAAATGTACCAAATGTACTGGATTCAACTCTCTGTCCTGTTGCGGCAATTCGCGCGGCTGTATTGTTGTATTCCCATGTGTTTAAACCACGCATCCGCTGTCTCGACCAGCCACTTGTTTCTGTCGTTGTTTCGGCAATCGCATCGCCATCGTAGTAATACCGTTCAGACTTCGCCATTAAGAATATATACTCATGACTCTTCGTCGGCCGATCCGTGACTGGCTCCGGCATACATGTAAGTTTCGCCCAAATAATGTCGGAACGAAGATACCAGCCATCAGTTTGTAACGCGAGGGCAACGCGCCAAGGCAGACCAACTAAATTTTTAGGCTTCAACTTGCCAACTTTGTCAATACAAGTTGCATAACAATCACCGAGATTCACCCACACAGTTCCATCATCACGGAGCACTCGCCAGATCTCACGAAAAGCATTAACCAATGCAGCGACATATACCTCTAATGTCGGCTCCATTCCAATTCCTGCCGCACCAAGTTCATAGTCTCTAAGCCCCCAATACGGAGGACTCGTTACAACAGTCTGCACACAACCATCACACAACGGGATCGCACGTGCGTCAGCTCGAAGAAGTGACATTAAGTTTACATCCCTATTGGATAATGATGGGATTCAGCACGATCAGTCCTCTGGCGGTCCGGCCACGATACCTTCAGTACAGCGACAGTTCGAAATTATGAAACCGTTCGCGACAATAACCCCGCTAATCGTGTTAAGATCATAGACATGTTCAAAATAGTCCCGATTCCGAACTTCGATCACTTCGTCTTGCGTTATAAAGCCGGCGAGCCGCTCTACAAGCTCGCGGCAGAAGCTGGCATCTCTCGCGTTAAAATGACGAGCCATTTCGAACAGCACGGCATCGAGATACGCGGTATATCCGATGCGGGACGTCTTCGTTGGCTGCGTGACGGGCCGCAAGCCTATAACGCTGGCAGGCTTGGTCAATCGAGCAGCCAGTTGCACAAGGAGCGCGTTGCGCAATCCAGAAACAAGAAGGTCGGAGGATTCGAGCACGAGACCCTCGCGCTGATCCTCAACTGTGGCCTCGACGCGATTCCCCAATTCGACATCGGCATATACAATGTCGATATCGCCATTCCCATACGCCGCGTCGCCGTGGAACTCGTCGCCAAACCGCTCGGCAACGACAAGTTTCCCAGTGAGTTTCAACGAATGAAAGACCTGCTCGATAGTGGTTGGTCCGTCCTGATTCTCTTGTGGAGAAAAGAAAACAGACACCGCAGGATAAAAGGACTCGGCAGATGGGTCACTACGTTCGATCCGCTCATTGTAAGAGAACAAATACTCGCCTTTCTCGACATCGTGAGCAGGAATGAATCCTCGAAGGGTTGCTACCGAGTGGTGCGGTGTGATGGTCAACGTTCGACCGCTGATCATTACGATTTCCCTGACTTGTCCCGCATATAACATCCGTGTGGCCGCAATCGTGTTACCCTCAACCAAAACACCAGCGACAATTGAGTTCGGATGGAGGGGCGGACCATTTTCACCATCACCGAGATACACTCCATCGAGATCCGCTTCCTGTCCGTCTAATTCTTCACATTTAGGACAAGCGTCATCCGTCGCGATCCAGACTCGTTTCTCATCCCCCGTCAGCAGACCCGCCTCTTCGGCTTGCGACCACGATTCGCGTTGCCCCTCATTCGCTGCCATCATGCACTCAGTGCGAGTGATCAACTCGGCGCGGCTTTCGTCTCCAACCAATTCAAGAATGTCATCATAGGCTTCACGCAAAGTCCCACTTTCAAACGCTGCCACAATCGCATCGGTAATATTCTGTCGAGTTGTTTCTGTAATCCCATCTATGAGTTCGGCTGTGTGCTCCTTGATCCATTCAAGAACATCGGGATTCGTCACATCGAATCGCATCGAGTAGAGATCATCATCAGCCGCAGCACGAAGGCCGCGCACTGAGCCGAGCCGTTTCAACCCAGCGTTCCCGCCAGCTTTCACCAGGTTGAGCAACAACTTCGGCAACTCACGCTGTAAGTATCGTTGTGTCGCAAACGCAGCAGGAGATATCGCCACCTGCGCGTCATGTATCGTGGTGGCTTTGCGAAGTGCAGCATGATCCACCGCAAAACGTCCTCGTGCAAAGGCCGCTCGAACAACAGCGCGAAACTTTGGAAAGAACTCCTCCGCGACAGTGTGGAGCTCATTCTCCCGCGACACAGCAGTGCGATGTGACACCTCATTTCTGATTCTGCGTCTGACCAGCCGCTCGAGGATTCTCGCTGCGGCTGCTGATTGGAGCGGAAAAGAAGGCACTTACGCCGCCTCCTGTAAGAACAGCCACTCATCATCATCAAGAAACAGATCGATGTCAGTCTTCATCAACACACTCGGTAGATTGACCACACTGAACTCACCACTCTGACACGCAAGGTATGCACATCGTGAGAGATCCGCCGCGTGCGGAACAGCATTAAACTCAGTTCCAGTACCGCGAAGTCTAAAAGCGGTCCTGAACACACCCGAAGAGATCTCAGCGACATCTACGCTAGACAATCCAGCGCGTAGAACCAAGGATCTCGTGAGAGAAATGGAATACCCTTGCGAGAAGAACGTTCCGCTCTGTGCAGTCAGCGTATACTGCGCGGCAAGCGGTTTCTTTCGTTCTCGTCGTGCTCGTCTTCCACCAACCGCCTGCACAACCGTCTGTTTAAACTGTGCGCCCTGCCCAACTTCGACAAAGATTCCACGCTCAGCATTCAGAATGCGGAACGCACCGAGGAACGCATCCTGTCCTAACTCAACAAAATTTCCAACGGCTGCAGAGAGTACCCGATCGAACAGTAGCGAAGCATCGATACCAATCTCGTTGAAAATCGCCCCAGTAGCAGAGAGAGAATAACCAGTTAACAGAGAAGCATCCGCACCAGTCTCGACATACGCAGCAGAAAGTCCAATCAGGTCACGATCAGCACGGAGCGAAACAGCAATCCCTGTTTCAATGAAATTCCCAACCAACCCAAACAGGCCCTCGCCTTCGAACAAACCAGCCGCACTCCCACTCTCGACATACACACCGAGTGCCGCTGAGAGGAGATGGCCTTCAAGTAGTGCTGCGACATTTCCTACTTCTACAAAAGCACCTGCTGCACACGTTAACGCGTAGCCCCGCAGGAACGCGGTATCAACACCAGTCTCGATGTAGGTTCCTGTCGCTGCAACCAGACGATGGCCTTCAAGGAGCGATGCAGCAGAACCAGTCTCTATGAGAGTGCCAGCAACGCTCGACAGCACGTAGCCAGTCAGAAGTGACGCGGCACTGCCTGTCTCCGTGTACGCACCAGTCGCCGCCGTAAGCAGATGGCCTTCGAGTAACGGAGCACTCGCACCGGTCTCTACAAAATTTCCAACAGCCGATACAAGAATGCTCGTTTTAGTGAGGACAATCGCGAGGCCAGTTTCTGTGAATGATCCTGTCGTGGCAGAGAGGTAGTAGCCCTTATTGAGATTCGCGATGTTGCCAGTCTCAACAAATGACCCAACAGAAGAAGCCAGAATGCTTGTCTTGAGGAGAGTGATTGCTAGACCAGATTCAACAAAGCTCCCAACAGCTGCCGTCAGTCGATGGCCTTCCAATAGTGGCGCGGCATTTCCAGTCTCAACAAAACTCCCAACAGCCGCCGTCAGGAGATGGCCTTCTAACAACGACGCAGCTATCCCTGTCTCGACAAAACTCCCGACTGCCGACGTGAGACGGTGCCCTTCGAGTAACGGTGCAGCATTGCCAACTTCGAGGAAACTACCAACAGAAGAGACAAGAATATTGGTTTTAAGCAGAGTCGTCGCGTTGCCGACTTCAACAAACGACCCCACAGAAGCAGAGAGATAACTACCCTTCAGCAGATTGGAGGAAGGACTCGCTTTGAGGAAGGAACCAACCGCAGCCGTCAGAAAATAGTTCGTCTCTAACGACCGCAGGTCGAGTAAGGACATCCCACCTACCGCGCAAACATCCCGAGTTCAAATTCAGGCGCTGGTGACGCCGTAGAACTCGGCATCCACATATGTCCCGTCAAACTCCAGCCTGGCGGAATAATGATCCCTGGTGAGTTACTCACACGATGACCAACAGCTGCGGCTTGCGCTGCTGTCAACCCTGCATTGGCCCCCACATCCGTCGAGCCGAAGACGATTTCGAGTTCATCTCCAGCGACGTTCAACCCACCCAGCGTGCCACGGCCCACCAAGCGCTTGGCGGATGATGATGCAGTGATCACACTCACCGTGGCTGAGTTCTGCACTTTAATCACCGGCGTGATCACGACAGATGCACCACCATTCGGATTCACCGGCGTGATCGTCAAGGTATTGTCAGTCGTAATCGCACGACTCACCGCGTCGAGAATCCACGCATAGTGAAACGCCGTCGCAGCCGTCGCAGCCGTCGTCGCAATCAACTTCAAGTAATCCATGTAGATCGACTTCGCGGCGGGATTACTCGTACTCTCCGGATTGAAAATGTAGAAGTTCGGAGCGGTGTCAGAGAACGCGGTTTGCGCCGCCACCCACGTCAAGCCGGTGGAAATAGTGGGATTCGTCGCGAGGATGTAAGTCCCCTCTTCGACAATACTATAACGTGTTGGCCCGTGAAGCACTTGCGCCACTTGTTCCGCATAGCGCGCAAGGCGAACCGGTTTATCAGCATCACGATCATCAACGAAGGCGGTTGGCAGTAAACGAGAAACAATCCCCTTCACAAGGGCTGATGGAGCAAGCATATCGTTCTCCTATCCGATAATGTCATCCCACATTGCACCGTCCAACGCCATCACCTGGAGTCCAGTCGCCCGCCCATACATCTGTCGAAGTGTCGTTAGCTCTCGTAGCAGTGAGCGCAACAAGTCGATTGTTTCATTCGCACCGAAATTTGTCGCACGTCCATCGAGATCAACAATTGAAACAACCTGCATCTGCACCGTCGCAATCGTTCCATCAGGTTGCAGAACATCAAGTTGCAGATTTCGAATTTTCTTGCCTGTCGAATCTGGAGCTACAGCGACATAAGATTCTTGTGCCATGACTACGCCAACGTCAACACACCGTTCGTTTGATCCAGATCCACCGTGAACGTCTCCCCGACCTGCAACGTAATCGACGATCCATAGTCCCACCAGCCAATGAGCGGCTTCGCTGGAGAAGTCGGGGTATCGTTGTACAGTGCCGCGTAGCGGAGTGGACCAATGGTCCCACCTGCCGCCGTCCATACGGCCGGGTCAGCCACCACCAGTTTATATGTGCCACTCGTCTGTGCGCCTGACGTGAACGCTGCCGTATTGCCACCAGCCGTATACCCATTGCCAGCGGCAATCTCCGTCAGATCCGCCTTCACGGCATTCGTCGCCACAGGTGCCGTATTAGTTAACATTACCTTCAACGTGTCAGCGTTCAGGTTGTGAACTTTCTTTGCAACGTCTTCGACGAACTGGTTGAATTTAGAAAATGAGGCCAATTTACACAACCCTTCTATCAGCCCAGATTCGGTTCATGAACTGAGATCTACAGCTCCTCTTCGATCACACCAGTTGGACGCATTCGCCCCTCAATCTCACTATAGGTAAACGTCTTCTTGACTCGACGGACGGCAGGAGGATTGACTATCACAGTTGGTGCTTCAACATCACGGAGATCTGGTACACGTGGCGCAATCTGCGCCTGATGATGCACACCAAGGATCTTATCAATCACCTCCACGTTATTTGAGGTAATCGCTGTCTCCAACACATGCAACAACTCATCTTCCTGTGCAGTACGTGGTTCATTCGCAGTCGTACCAGAGATCCGTTCTGGCGCCGCAATCGGCACCTGTTGCTCTGGTGTGAGTGGCTGATAGCCATACCACGTCTTCCGAATTTCATCAGGAGTAAAGATCGTCGTACCCTGCGTCTTGTTCGTCAGCGCCCACGCATTAGCACCATCGGCTTTATATGACTCCGTATCAGATTCGTCCGCCGGAGCCATGCTGTACCATTTATCCCGAATCTCCTCTGCCGTAAAGACTGTCATCTTTGCCGTGGAATTCACAGCAGCCCACTTCGTCGCTCCATCAGCCTTCTCCTGCTCAGTCAGTGTCTGAATATGCGGCCAGCGCACTTCATAGGCGAGTGGACCCTTACTCGGCGTGGGGAGATACCCATAAGCCACAAGCCGATCGACAAGCTGCCGAACGATATACGGCCCAGCGTAGCTGGTTTGTCGCCCATTGACTTGGTCCTTCCAATTGTCACGGTCCTGCGATGACGCCAACTCACCCATCTCAGAGCCAGTCAGAATGCGCTTGGGAATGGACTTCGCGCCAGCAATCTGCGTTAGGATCGCATCAGCCGGATTCGAAAAGTTCGCGACATCACTCCCAAGTACATCAACACTCACCCCACGTGTGCGTAACCACCGCGTCAAATGATGTCGATAGTCTTCTGCCTGCTCCTTCAGTTTCTCAATCGCGTCCTTGGTATCAGGCAACGACATATCTTTGTCAATATCAAGATGCAGTCCTTGATTCGCGCGCAACCAGAACGCCTCTGCTCCACCACCTGTTACTTTATCGAGGTCATCAAGCAGATTCCACACACGCTCAAGCGCTGGCTGCCCATATACCTCATCAGACAAACAATTCTCCGCAACATGCACAATGCGCGTCCAATGCACAGGACGTTGAAACGCCGGCGAGGAGAGATCAGTGCGTTTGAGTTGATATGTCTTCGGCAGACCAAACCGCACACTCTGTGTATCGGTATCGAACTCTTGGATCGTGCAATCCGCATCAATCGCCAACGCTCGACTGTTCGAATCGCCGCCAGGTCCACCACCCCCAAGAAACGGTACAAGGTAGAGCAGCTCTTTCCCACGTGGCATCTCAGTGCTTAAATCACCAGGCGCCCCAATCAGCAGCACGGCATACGTACTGAGTCCAGCCAGTTTATCAACACGCAAAAACTTTGAGATGACCTGATGCTTGGTATTGAGATCACACCATGCTTGTTCAAACGGTGTGCTGACCTTTGGATCGTCATCCTCAATGAGCTCCATATCCCCGCGCCATGTCGCATTCGGTAGCGCATCAACCACCCGTCCAGCAATCCCCCCACGTGCATAACGATCGCGATACTGCCGCGTCGTGATGACTCGGTCATAGCCAAGGACTTCATAGAGATCGCGTGCCCCTTTAAACGAGATCCCCGCCTGCCGCATGAACTGGAGACGCTCTAGGAGGATCGACGCCGCGGCCCGGATCTCGGCAGCTTGTGAAGTGGACTCAATCATGTGTCACTCACAAATAACTTTACCAATGGTGTAGAAAGTTACTAGCATTACCAGCTCTCTAGATACTAACGACAACATAGTACAGTGCGATCTTGAGAGTATTGGCGCTATTGCCTCCAGTGAAATCTCCCAAGACACCATTGTGAGCCGACACCGTGATCGGCGAATTGTCACACGGACCGCCGATGGGAACAATCTTACCGCTAACAATCCAACTTGCCGGGTCGACAATCAGTGGCGCTTCCTGCACCAAATTAAAAATGCCCAATTGCGTGAAGTTCACCGATGCAGTTGATCCCACACTCCCACACTGATCCTTGATTTCCAAGATCGCAGTCGAGTCGACATTCGCATAATCACCAGCCGTATGATCGAGTAGGATATAGCCAGCAATGAACAGAACTACCTTACCGACCACCTGTGCCGCAAGAATGGCCTGTGACATAGTCGGGAGGGCCTTGATCTGCGCATCGTTTAACGTGACAGTGGCCGATTGCAACAGACCACCGCCAACACTCCCAACTATATTAGACTCAGAGCCTTCCACTGTGTTTCGGCGTGTCTCATACAGCACGCCATCTCGATACACTTCCGAACCGAGCGGCGTCAATTTCACTCGTTCAATGGTCATGTCGCACTCTCATCTTCATCCCCCAAATGATCTAATGTCTTATGCGCTTCAACTCGTCTCGTCTCCAATACTTCTGCTCGATGCGCCATCTCACGGCTCAACTGCATCAGATCGTCATACAGCGAGGCTCGAGGAGTTGAAACAGGCATTTCTGGGTGTAACACACCAGCCACTTCTGTCAACAATCGCATGGCTCGTCGTTCTCTCGATTCAATTGGTCGACGCACAGAGCACAACACACACCGTTCCATCAGTACTACGAGTGGTTCTGGTACCCAATCGTGGTCGCATGAAGCAATCAGACGACATCCTGTGGCGTGAATACCATTGGCCCCTTGACAGAAGATGCACTGAGTAGACTCGGTCATCGTAGACTGCGTTCTCCGTAGAGCAACGCGAATGCAATAACTCCAGGGCAATAACTGCGCATCGTCAACTGTTGCTGATTGAGAGTACACAATCGTTGCGTGTGCTGTGTCTTTCTGCGATAATGCACACGACGTTTGCGGTTCCGCTCACGTCGCGCATTGTCCATCAAGAGATTTCGTTCGAATTGCAAACGGCTCATGACCCAACCACCGACCCATCCGCGACCCATGTAAACTCGCTGAGAGGGTAGTGCCCTTTACAATAGATGCAGAATGTGTGCGAGTAGAACTGCGGATCGCATGCAAAGGTTTCTGCAATCACTTTACTCATCATCGTAATCGCGCCGCAGGTACGGTGCTTGTACGTATCGCGATATGAGCGGACCCACTTCGACCGTTCTTTGAGAATCACATAGTCAGTGAGCATCCCGGTACGCGGATCGACGACCTGCTGCGCTCCTAGAGGTCGGCCGCTAGTAGTAGTCTCACGATTTCGATGGTCGATGCTCATAAGAAGCCGATATCCGACTTTTTCTTACAGCACGTTTCATTGCTGTGCCTCACGCCAGAACTGCATGTGCTCTCGACAATACCGCTTATAACCATTCGGTGTCGGCGTGCCGCTAGTCGTTCGATTCGGACAACGCGGAACAACCGGAGCATCACACCAGATCGGATTAGGCACGACATAGGGGTCGGTCCAACCAAGAACTTCAAATGCCTCTTCCAATGCTGACAATCCACCAGTGGTAAGTGCAGGATATCCATCTACAACGGTGTCATAGCCAAATTGGTAAACCATATCTTCCAATGCCGTTAGAATACACTCCACTTTTACCACGTCACAAAATCCGGCTCCTCCACATGATGCCGCAACCGCTCAATCGCATACCGCACCGCATCAATCACGTGGTTTTTCTTATCTTCCAAGATCGGCACGACCACACTCGTCAGCGGATCAGTCTTGTAGCTATACATCGTAAACTCATCAAGGGTATGGACACACCGCGGATGAATCACAATGTCATAACCCTGGAGAAAAATGACGCCTTCCTTGACACTA